GTGAACGATACAATTACGAGGCATCTGCAAGCGCTTCCTTCCGAGCCTGGGAAAAGCGAATTGCTGACCGTGTTGAAAGCGATCGGTGATCGTCTGTCGACGGTCGCACTGTCAAGCGCAGGGTTGGAAATCGCCGCCGTCGGCAGCGCCTTGGCGCAAATCGGCGCGAGTTCCACATTTCATGCCGTCGTGACGGGCAAGCTCGTGACGAAGGCGGCCGGTACGGATATGCCGGCGCTGACCGGGTTGACGATTACCGCCAACTCATTCAACGTGGCTTGTTTCTTTATCGATTCGGCGGGGACTGTCACCGTCGCCTTCGGCACCCAAGCAACCACGAGACTCGGCGTCGTGTTTCCTCCGTTCCCGGAAAACAAGGCGTTGGTGGGCTTTTTGATCATCACGCACAGCGCGACATTCACGGGCGGGACGACCGCCTTGGATACCGCCACCACGCAGTACATCAGTCCGGTCGGGGCGTTTGATCCGACCGTGCTGATCTAACGAGACGAAAGAAGGAGAGTACCTCATGTTGACGAATCTGACTCAGCGCGGATCGGCGTTCTGCACGACCAGTGGCCTGTTGACCGCGGCAGGCGCAGGAACCGTGTACAATACCACGGGCACCATCAATTATGTGATCGATGGAAAAATTTCCACCAAGACTGCCGTCACAAACGGCGTCACTCCGACGACCGACCATGTAACCGGGGCCGCGTTCCCGGCGTTGATCGGTGGCGGAAGCGTCGCCAACACGCCCGGCTACGGCTGCGTGGTGGTCTGGGGCTTGATCGCCGACGGGACCGTCAAGTGCATGATGGGTCCGCACGAGCGGCTGGACATGCAGGGCAACTTCGTGCGTGCCCCGCAGTTCCCCTCGGTGCCGAAAGAGGTGGCCGCGTTTGCGTATCAGGTGCTCAAGGCAGGCGCGACAGCCTCCGCGAGCGGCGTGACCTTCGGGTCAAGCAACTGGAACGCGACCGGCTTCACCAATGCGATCGTGAACGTCGCCCATCTGCCGTCACGTCCGCAGGTTTCGTAAGTCCACGGAGAGGGGCTCTTCGGAGCCCCTCTCTTCCCACCCATCAGGAGGATCCTTTATGAGCGACACTGCTATTCCCACTGCCGAGCCGATCATTCGGCGCAGCAAATTGAAACGGAAATCCGAACTCGATACCCGCGAGACCAGGATTCCGCAGAAGCCCGTCCTGCAGATGCCTGGGATCGATCAGGCGATCGAGCGCGAGTCGCCGATTGTGCAGGTCGAGACGCCCTTGCTGCGCGATGACCTGGACAAGTTGGCATTTGCGGAAGAGCCGGTCACCATCCTCATTCATCGCTCCGGCGAAAAATTCGCCCCGCGGTCGACCGATTATATCGGCGTGAACGGGAAGGGCGCCGAGATGTTGTTCAAGAACGGATGGGTGCCGATCGGGTATCTCCCGCGTGGGCAGTCCGTTACGACCAAGCGGAAATATGTTGAAGTGCTCGCAAAGTCAAAAATGGATCATGTCACAACCACCGTCATCGAACGCGACAACGAAGATCCGCAGAATCTCGTGGAGCGGGCGACCGTGCAGTTGACCACGTTCAGCGTGATTCACGACGCGAACCCGAAGGGTGCGGAGTGGCTGGCCCAACTCCTGCGGATGCAAGGCTAACCCATGTCGATGCTCAACCCCGCGACGTTCCTGGAACTGACGCAACGGCTGTGGCAGGAATGCCAAATTCCAGGCACGGCCCCCGCGACGGTCACCGGAGCGTCCGGGCAAGAGTTCGATCTGTTCGCCTGGATCGCGCAGGCGGCCATCGAGATTGATGAGCTGCACGAAGACTGGGGCTATCTCAACGTCCACCCGGGCGTGAGTTTCGCTACCGTCGCCGGGCAGCAGCTCTACACGCCGACGCAAGCGGGCATCTCGCCCGGCATTGTCGGGCAATGGCAGACGGACACGTTTCGGTGCTATCTGACGTCGTCCGGATACCCGTCCGAAATTGAGATGACGTGGATCGACTACAAGGAATGGTTGCGCACGGAGAAACTCGGAGTCTTGCGAACCACGCAAGTGCGCCCGCAAGTGTTCACCGTCACGCCTGAACTCTCGCTCGGGTTGCAGTGCCCGCTGACCGGCTATACAATTATCGGCGATTACTATCGCGCCCCGGCCCTTCTGGAAGACGACACTGACGAGCCGAATCTTCCGCAACGGTTTCGCATGGCGATCGTCTATAAAGCGATGATGGCCTACGCTACGGAAGAGCACGCCCCGGAGATTTACAACGAAGGGGAGAAGCAATACCTTCGTATGATCACGAGACTTGAACGAACCTATCTGCCGACCATTCGGAGCGGAGGCGCGCTCGCATAATGCCGGTCCCTGTCCCACGTCGGCAACCTGTTGAGTACGATACCGTCAAGATGGTTGGCGGATGGGATCAACTGACCCCGAAGCTATCGCTGTCTCCAGGGGCGCTGCTCGACGTTACCAATTTTGAAATCGCCTGGAACTCGGGCGGAGGGTACAGCCGCATCGGCGGGTATGAACGCTACGACGGACGATCGCGCCCGTCGGACGCCTCCTACACGGTCGTGCAGGTGAGTAGATTTACCAACACGCCCACGGTCGGGCAGACGTTGACGGGGTTCACCTCGGCGGCGACGGGGGTGATTGTCGCACTGGGGAGCAATTTTCTCGTCCTGACCAAACTCTCGGGCACCTTCACCAATACCGAAGTGGTAAAGGTGGGGGCCACGACCATCGGGACGGTAGTTCCGACCGCGACAGTTTTCACCTCGATCCAAGACGCTCAATACACGCAGGCTGCGGCGGACATCTATCGGGCGGACATCGGCGCGGTTCCTGGCTCCGGACCGGTGCGCGGGGTCGTCGGACTCGTCGTCTCGGGTACCGACAAAGTCTATGCCTTTCGGGACAACGCCGGCGGGACGGCGGTGGATATCTACGTTGCCTCGGCGAGCGGATGGACGAGCGTGCCGCTCTTCTACGAAATCAGTTTTACCGCCGGAGCGGTCGCCACTCCGGCAGACGGCGCCATCCTGACGCAGGGCGGTGTCACGGCGACCGTCAAACGTGTGTGTTTGCAAAGCGGAGCCTGGACTGGCGCAGGGGCCGGCCGGCTGATTATTACCGCACCCAGCGGAGGGAATTTCGCAGCCGGCGCTGCTACCTTGACCGGAGGGGCCACATGCACGCTTGCCGGGATCCAAACGGCGATTACGATTTCTCCTGGTGGGAGATTTCAATTTGCGATTGGGAACCTAGCTGGGCAGACCGAAAGCGTCCGCGCCTACGGGATCGACAGCGTCAATCGAGGATTCGAGTTCGACGGGACGACCTATGTACCGATCACGACCGGAACATCGACTGACGTCCCGACGGCGGTTGCGATCTTTCAAAAGCAAGTGTTCTTCGCCTTTCGCAGCTCCGTCATTCACAGCGGACCCGGCACCCCGTTTATCTGGACGGCCGGTGGTGGGGCCAGCGAAATCGCCTGCGGGAATACGGTCACAAATTTTGTCCCACAGCCGGGCGGGACGTCGACCGCGGCATTGGGCATTACGACTACCGACAACTACTACACCCTGTATGGCTCGGGCGTTGCGAACTGGTCGCTGGTCGGATTGAACGCCGGTATCGGCGGAATTCCTCGAACGGCGCAACTCTTGAACCAAGGCTACTGGCTCGATGATGCCGGCGTGATCAATCTTCGCACGTCTCAGGCGTACGGCAATTTCACGACGTCGTCGTTGACGCAGCATATCAATACGTTCATGACCAACCAACGCTCGTTAGTCGCAGATTCGGTCATCTGCCACAACAAGAGCCAATATCGACTGTATTTTACAGACGGGCAAGGGCTCTATCTCACGATCGCCAATGGGAAATTTCTTGGCGCCACTAAAGTTTCATTCCCGACGCCAGTTATTGCGCGTGGTCAGCCGAACGCTCGGACTATACCGAACGACTGTTCGTCGGATCCGCGTCCGGCGGGTATGTCTACGAACTCGATCGGGGTTCGTCGTTTGATGGCGCAGCGATCGAAGCCTCACTCGTCTTCAATTGGAATTTTGCTCGATCGCCGCGAATTATCAAACGCTATCGGAGGCTCAGTTTGGAACTGCAAGGAAACTTTTACGCCGCGATCAGTTTCGGATATAGTTTGGGGTACAATACAAGTAGGCGGATGCAACCGGTGCAACAGACGGTCACGTCGAGTTTCGCCGGGGTTCCTCGCTGGGATACCTTCGTGTGGGACGCGTTTACCTGGGACGGGTCAACCCTCTCTCCGTCGGAGATCAAATTGCGCGGCAGTGCCGAAAACATTCAACCAACGATCAGTTGCGGGACGAACTATATCCAACCGTTCACCGTGAATTCCATGATCTTTAATATCAGCGGTCGACGAGGAATTCGATAATGGCGAATCCATACTACGATCACGGCTCGTTCCCGGCCACCGGTTCGACGGGGTCTTCAGCCTCGATGCGGGCGGAATTCGACGCGGTTGAAGCGGGGTTTGATAAACTCCCGACGTTGTCCGGGTACGCAAATAAAGCCGTCGTTGTCAACGGAAGCGGCACGGCCCTCACCACGACCAGCGGGTCGATGAGCCTGGCCGGCGATTTGACGCTCGCTGGAGCGCTTACCACCTCTGGAGCCTATGGGCTGACCTTCACCCTTAGCGCGCTAACCAGTCTGACGCTTCCAACGACTGGTACGCTTGCGACATTGGCGGGCACAGAAACACTCACGAACAAAACGCTGAATCT